ATATATTTGTCCATGTGCACGAAGAAGGGGTGCAGGATTGCCACTGATAGGTTGTCGCAGTTACAGCAGAGCCACCGTCACCCCAGGTTCCATCGACTGCGGTCAGAGTTTCTCCATACTCAATAGTTCCAGACATTGATGTTCCACCAGATGTTGTGGGAGCAGTGGCCCCTGCAAGCAAAGCAAACGACCGACTTACCGTGGATGCTGATACGTATGAGTTATTAGAAGAACTATTTGCGGAGATAGTGCAAATTCCTGTCTGGCTAGCCAACACCGTCACCGTTGCAGTTGAAGTTCCACCACTATCAGTTGACGAGCCAACGGTGCATTTGCCTGTAGTGCTGGATGTAAAAGTAACCGACAGTCCAGAAGTGGCAGTGGCTGAGACAGTAAATGTCTGGTTTGACGAAGAGGTAACTATGTCGGCAGGCTGAGCGAAGGTAATAGTGTTTGCGCTGGCTACAGATATTGCTGAGTCAATATACATTGACGCACCAAGGACTTGGCCGCCCGTTGCGTCATAGGAACCATTAACGAACCTAAATCTGTAATAACCAGTAGATGGGACTATGCCACTAGACGTAACCCAACCTTGGTTTTGCCCACGTCCATATGAAACTAAAGTTGAAGTAGCACTAGAGCCATAGTCGTATGAGTTCCCACTCGCAGAAACCTCAACTAGGTATCCGTATGCTTCGTAGTCATCACCACCACCAGCGGCGGCCCAGTCAAAAGAAATTGATTGATTTGCCGTAGCAGGAAACGGCTCGGTCCATATTTCTGGTCCAAACGCCGAACCGTATGTTCCATGATTGTCACAAGTATTGGCATAGGAAATAGTGCCAGAAGAGAAAAGACGAATTACTCCACTACGTCCACCATATGCTTCCCCTGTAGATGTGGAGTAGGACAGGTTCTGGGTGGTCGCTTCCTGACCTTCGTACAACTGCTGTTCTCGCGTGTAGTTCTTATCGGTTACATAGGAGTAGGAATCGCCAGAGGTGGCATCGGTGCCGGTCATTGTGTATGGCCCAATGCCCTGCTTGCCTAGAGCTCCGCATTGGGTTCGGCTTGCCAACGAACCCAGGGTCACCTTTGCTGCCGCAGTTGACTCAAAAACAGGCGACAATGCCTGAACTGGAGCAGAAAAACCAAAAATTGATACCAGCAAAAGAAATACCGATGGAACAGCCATGATGGCTGCAGGCTTATTTATGCGACTGTGCCTACCAAACATTTAGCCTCCAGAAAAAATACCTCTAATTCTAGCATTTTTTGGAGTTTAAAAATAAGTAAACAATTTTAAATAGCCCTGTCCGCTATGTTCCTTTGCTCAACAGCTACTAGTTTGCCTTCATGCTTTGCCTGCACGTCTTTTCTGACCCAAGTCATTCCGTATGTTGTGTCAAGGTTCTCAGCGCCTTCTCTGCGCAAAAGTCTCTCAGCCATGGATTGAAATGTTGGGTCGTCGCTCAGGTTCAGGTAAGCGTTGTGCGACCATGGCAAATCATAGAATGCCGGAGCATTAACAAGAAGCGCTCCTGCAGTATTCCAGTGCTCTTCAATTCTTGGCTCTTGATTAATGATTGGACCAGATAGGCAGTATGCAGGAACATCTACACCAACTAACGGCCTGTTTACTTCGAGCATTTTTTCAATAGCGTTGCTATCAAGAGACATGTCAGAATCTATGTAAAGAACAGCAGAGTAATTAACTACTCCGTAATTCAATTCCGTGCAATCTTCACCCCAGTGATGACCGCTTGTCACTCTGTTTCTTTGAGCGAATTCTCTTATTAAGTTTCTTCCAGTTTCTATGCGAATCCATCTATTTCCGGAATCCACCTTGGCCTGCATGTCGTTTATTGAATATGTCCAATAATCTCCATTAACCTCACGCAGTGCTTCAATCACTTCTGCAAAAGGCTCTATCCCTCTGTTGTCAATTTCAAACGCAGAAAACCACTTTACGTTTGGGAACTTGCGAGATATCTCGACTCTGTCAGATAGCCAGTTCAGGTGCTCTTTGGCATCGCACTTCCAGGCAACAAGTGGAGTTCCAATTACAAAATGCTTTTCGTAGTCGATTGGCTTGAATACTGGGGAATCAGGCGTCTTGACTTGTTGTTTATTTAGTACGCCAACAAAGTCTGAACATACACCTGAAAATCTTGTTTTCCAACTTGAATCAATTTCCCACCATGAACGCTCTGGCAGGACATTTATGCATTTGTTTGAAGTTGATTTTTTCCCAGGATAAGCCCAAACATAACCTCTACTTGTAATCGTGTAATCGTCTGTATTGTGAAAAAAACAGTGCAATTCATAATGCAGTGAAAAGCTAAGTGCTTCTGGGTTTTTACAATGCACCCATATTTGATTGATTCTATCGATTAGCCATTCTTTTGGGACTTGGTACTGGGGTTCGTCATGACCAAGGAATAGACCAGACTCATTAACCCACAAATCAACTTCTACATCAAAACCATCTGCAATTGCTTGTTCAATATAGTCTGGGCGATTCTCGAGTTCAGGTTTTGGTCCTGTTGTATTGCCTCTGTGAGAGATGTAAATCACTTTTCAACCTGAACCCATATCCAGTTTTTGTGATTATCCCCAGGGCCAGTTGGTCTTATGTCTGATTTGTAATTAGTAAAACCAATTTTTCCGACAAGGTCATCGAATAACGTCTGTTCATCCTGGATGCTTACGTCTGAATGTCCGTTTGTGCTGCCAGCGTCGTAGTTATTGTCATAGTACCCAGCTGTTGGGATTTCGCCTTTGCCGCCATAACCCATCTGAAAACAGAGTTTTCCGCCCGGCTTGAGGACTCTGTAAATATCAGTCAAAATGTCAAATCTAATTTTATGAACGCAAATATGCTGAAAGCAAATTACAGCAAATACCACATCATAAACATCGTCTGCAATAGCTGAAAGGTTGTCGCCGCTTGTTACATAAAGATTCGGCTCAGCAATGTTATTCGCTTTTACGTTTAGTCTGGCCTTCTCGATATTCACATGAGAAATATCTATTCCGTCAACCCGCGCAAAGCGATTAGAGAACTTTACCAAATTTCGCCCAGGGCCGCACCCATATTCAAGGGCGACAAGACCGTTTGTTTCAAAACTTTTGAATAGGAATTCGTCGTAATCAGACCAGTTATTATGGGCATCGTAAGAGCCAACAACAGGGTCTCTAAAATCAAGCGACCACTTCGATGCATACTCGTCGTAATAAGAGTTCTGCATGTCTAGATAATCTTTTTTACTCTTGCTCATTTTGAGTTCTCCAAGTAATAGTTAAGGTCTTCTGGAGTCCCAATTCCCCACATCTTTGGGACTTCTTTGATTCTTATTTTTTTTTCGTCCTGAATTGCTTCATTGAACACAGGGCAAACATAGAACTCATTATTGGTTCTGATGTCTTTTTCAATCATTTGATTGGCATATTTGACATAGTCGGAACCATGCTTCCAGTAATAGATTCCAACTGTTGCATTGTCTGAGATTGGGTTCTTCTCGGCAACTTCAGAAACAAACCCATCTTCGCCCAATTTTGCGTAAGACCACTTTGGGTGAGTTGCTTTAAACGTGAGTATTCCACCATCAATGTCTTCAGAACTAAATGCATAAAGACACTCATTGCTGTTCCACTCAACAACTTGGTCCGAGTTTGCCATCAGCAATGGTTCATCGTTGTCGATTAATCCAGAAGCAAGAAGGGTTGTGCAAGCCGCACCTTCCGTCATTCCGTCAACAAGAACAATGTCACAGCCAGGTTTTATGAGTCCAAGAACCTGCTTCAAGTTGTACTTCTCGTAGTGTTCCTTTTGAACCAGAAAGATAAAGTGAGCGTCGATATTAAGGTTCTCAACTACCACCTGAATCATTGGCTTCCCATTGACCTCAATTAGTGGTTTCGGAAACGTATATCCTGCCTGAGCAAAGCGCGAACCAGCTCCAGCCATTGGTATCAAAACATTCATCTTTTCATTCCTCCATGCAACAGGTCTTTTTCCTCGGGTCTCAATTTCGTCAACAAAACGCATCAGCCTTTCTTTGTTTAAGTCTTCCGCGTTTTTGATTGCATGGAGATTTGCACCAGAACTCAGCGCACCTTCTCTGCCGATATGAGAATCTTCAATAATTATAGTGTTTGCTGGCGTCGCATCAAGGGAAACAATGCACTGCCAGTACATCTCAGGGTGTGGCTTATGGTGCTTCACATCCTCATTGCTCATGATGTATCCAACGTATTTCAGAACGCCAATGGCGTCAAGGGCGGTGATTACGGTTTCACGGATTGCGTTACTGGCTACAGCAATCTTCCACCCTCGCTCCTTCAGCGTCTGCATGATGTCTATTGCGACATAGTTTTTGGGGAACTCAGACAGGATTCTCAGGGTTGCTGCTTGCTTGTCTTCCCAAATCTGTTGGTGCTTGGACTCGGGTAACCCTTTGTCTTGAGTGAGCATCTTCAGTTTTGTGGTAGTGCCAAGTCCGTCGTATCTAGAAAGGTGCTCATCTCGAGTAATGATGTACTTAGCGTCAACTCTACTAAGAGCAATATTTAAAGAATCATAATGAACATCGCGAGATTCAATAAGAACGCCGTCAAGGTCAAAGATGACAAGAAAGTTACTTTTCATTTGGGTTTTGTCCAGCGTGGCGGTGCCACTTGTTGTGGCGAACAATGCTGTTACCGTTGCATTTCATTACATATTTATTACGAACACGCATTGACCATTCGACATCTTCTTCTTCGTTCCATCCGCGGGATTCATCTAATGGTTCTTCAATCATCACATGTTTTTTGATTATGAAGAATCCACCAGATATGTACATATATTCAGTCTGCGTCCAGTCGTTGTAGTCAAGAGACCATGCTCGACCGTGCCCAGGCTTATCCCACAGAGACCAGTCCATTGGGTTTCGTGCACCGGTAATTAGGTATTGAGGGCAAGAACATATTTCCCAATCTGTTCCAAACGTCTTGAATTCTTCGTACCATCTTGAGTCAAAGATGTGGTAATCATGCATTAAAACTATGTTGTCGTATTTCGCCTTTTGAACAAGAACGTTCTTTTTACGAGTAATCCATCGTGGTTTTATTGATTCATCAAAATCAATCTTGACGATATCTGCGCCTTCGATTCCGCTGGAATCACCGCCGCCAACAAGCAGTATTTCATACTCTGGAATTGCGAGTGCACGGATACTTTCGACTATTTCTCGAAGTCTTTCCTTATCCTCATATACGGTTATTAAACCGAAAGTCCAAGCAATATCCCGCATAAAACACTTAAATCTTCTCTAGGATGAAACGCATTGTTGCGTCCCAGTCATCGCCACGTTTTGCCATTGTAAAGTTTTGCAGCATTTCAAGATTGTGTCCAACCTCGTCTCTTCTGATT